TTTCATAAGGTGCATCATTAACCCAAGAGAATCTATTTTTAACTCTCCTGATTAAATGTTCCAGTTTTCTTACGAGTATTTCTTCTGCTAAATCAAGGTCTAATTCTAAATCTGCTACCTTAAATCCAAACCCTATAGTATCATGACCTTCTGTGCATTGATAAACCCTAGACCTGAAACCTTCATGTTCCTTGATCTGCTCAATTAAGGACATTATGCCCTTTCAATATGAAGTATTATCTCATAATCATCTGCTGCTACTGTTGGTGTACCACCTCTACTTACTGCTGCCATAAATACACTTGTAGAATTGCTTTCAGCTTGTAATAAGATTGGTAAACCTTCTGATTTAGCACTAGGATTTGCATTGGATGTGGTGAATATTAAATTATTAACCATATCAATATTAGTTACACTCCAATCAATTTGAACAACACCTAGAACACCTGCTGCTTTTGCTAGTGCATTTGTCCATTTACTATTAGATCCAACTGCTTCATTAATTGTACCTAAATCAGTTGATTTTTGCATAAATATTATATCCATATCATGTGCAACATCATCTTCATTTAGAACGGTTATTCCAATTAATTTAGAAGAACCACCATTACCTACAACAGCAGATGGTATTTCAGTTGAATTAAAGAATACATCATCATTGGCATATGCACTTGTATCTAATGTAGGCGTAACTCTTATTACGGCATATTTACTTAAATTATTAGCCATCTATTTCTCCTTCTTTTTAGAAGGTTTTTTAGTAGCTTTCTTTTCAACTTTAATTGACTTACCATTAACATCACATTCTTCAAATCTTTCTTTTAAAGAATCCATGTCATGGTCAGGTGTAGCTTCAATAACTAACCCATTTGGTTTTTTAAAATACTTTGGCATATTAAACTCCTGTTTGTGTAGGCAAGGATTAATGTTTTTTTAATAGGATTTTGCGAATCAATAATGAAAAAGATAGATTGGCATTAACCCTTGCCTATATTGTGATTAGATATTAAGAAACATCAGTAAGACAATAAACACCAAAGGCATCTTTTATCTCAATTTCTCCCCAGAAACCAACAGCGATATACTCTGTAGATCTCATTGAAGCATTTCTTTCAGTTTCTATTCTAAATAAACCATCAACGCCAACAGCTAGTCCAACAGCACCTTTAGAAAATGCAAATCCAGCAGCATCACCACCAGAAGATACATTTTCTTCTATTTGATCAGACCAATAAACATTGAAACCTGCGATAGATCCAATATAACCAGTTTGCATAGCTTGTTCAGCAACACTACCTAGCATACCAATTCCTCTTGCAGTAGCAGTATCAGTAGTTGAACTACCAGCAGTATCTAAAGCAGTATTATGAGTTAAACTGATTAAACCTTTTGCACCCCATACTTGTTTTGGAGATAATACTAAATTATAAGGCATAGGTGCACCAGCTGCTCTTAATTGTCGCATAGAATCAAAAATATGAGATATAGCTAAAGCTGTACCTGCACCTGCAACAGTTTGAGAAAAACCAGTTCCTAATGCTGTTAAATCAGCATCAAGTTTAGCAGCAACTGCATTACCTAATATAGCACCAGTATTGCCTGTTAAATCATCAGCATTACCCATTACAGCTAAATCAGTAACTTCAGCTCTAATAACATGCTCACTAATAGTAGCAGTTCTTGCAGCTGTTGCTATTTCAGTATTAGTTGTGTAATCAGAACCATCTGTTGCTGCTCCAACACTACTAGAAGCTACTTTTGTATAATCTGCGAATTGAACATGAGTTGATCCTGGATTAGCTTGTTTAGAATTAACAAGTGGCATCATAACATTAGCTTTATTAAAAGCAATTACAGCATCACCAATAGTTCTGCCAATACCACCTTGTGCAACACCAGTATCTGTTTCATTCGCCATAGGCATGTTAGCAAAAGCACCATGCAAAGCAAAATTTCTTAATCTTGAGTTCATTTAATTTACCTCTTTAAATTAATCCTCTATCAACTGCTTTCGCCTTCAAGTAGGATTTAGTTTTTTAATTTATGAGGTTTTAATAATGTTTCCTTCTTCATCAAAATCTACTCCACTAAACATTCCAATAGAAGAAGTGGTCATGGATTTACCTATTTGATGCCTAGTAGCTCTATCTTCCATTTCATCAACATAAGTATCATAATCCATTTTTTGTCCTTTATACTTGACTTCACAATCTCCATCATCTTTAACATCTACAACCATATCACCTTTAGGATCATAATCAACTCCCATAATCTTACTATGGTCTTTCTTAATAGCCAATTTTAATCTTTCCAGATGTTGTAGGATTGTTAGCCTTCTCATAACCTGCTGGATCTTTAGTTGCCCATTCTTGATAAGAACTGTAACCACCAAACTCTCCTAATTTAGCATCTCTGCCTTCAGGAACATTTGGTACATTTGATTTAGAAACATTTAACCTCTTTGATAATTTTTCTATATCGTTTAAAGGCAAATGACTAAATTGCTCTCTATCATCTTCAGAAAAAGATTCTAATAATTCAGACTTACGAGCATTTAAGTAATTGTCATATTCGGTAGCTTTTTTAGTTAAAGATTCAATTTCTGAATCTTTTTCAGCAATAATTGTTTTGAACTCACCAGCTTCTTCCATTTTTTTCTGCCTAGCTGCTGCTTCATTCTTTTCAAATTGCTCTAATTTAGCTTGAAGCTCTTGATTCTTACCTCGTAACTTTTTATTATAATCTACTTCATTCTCATGTAGAGATTTCCAATTAGTATCATTTGTATTACTTTGATCGGACTGATCATTAGTTTGAGCTGTCTGCTCTCCAGAAATCCCTGCCTGTTCAGTCTGGTTTTGTACTTCTTCAGCCATTACAATAAACTCCTTTTTGACTTTTTTAGTAACATAAATATACTATTTATAGTATATTAGATATATGAAATATATAAACTATTCTACTAAAATACAAAAATTTTTATAATAAATGATGGAATATACGCAAAATATTGAAGAATATAAGAATAAATGGTTTAATTTCGTAAAGTACGAGCCACATAGTGGACAAAAAAAATTACATTTTCCTCCTAATGGTGTATATAATGCAGAAAACAATCCTGATGGCACAAGATATACTGTAGTATCAGCAGGAAGAAGGTTCGGTAAAAGTTTTAGTGCAGCTAGAGAAATAGAGATCCAATTATGTATTCCTAATTCTGTATGTTGGATAATAGCACCTAATTATGCCACATCAAGTAAGATATTTGAGTTTGTATATACAGAGCTTGTTATTCAAAAAGGATATAAACCTGCTAGATATTCAGCTAAAGATCAATATTTAGAGTTTGATTGGAATGGTGGGAGGTCTGTATTAGAGGGTAAGTCAGCAGAGTTTCCTAATTCTATGATTGGTGAAGGTGTATCTTTAGCAGTATTTGATGAAGCAAGTAAGATTAAAGGATTAAAGAAAATCTGGGAGATGTATGTAAGACCTACTTTATCTGATGGTAAGAGAGGTAAAGGTAGAGCAATATTTATTTCCACACCACAAGGACACAATTATTTTTACAGATTGTTTTTAAAAGGACAAAATGAAGCTAATTGGTATTCATTTAACTCTCCATCATGGGATAATAGACATTCATTTCCAGATGGCAAAGAAGATTTAGATTTATTAGAAGCTAAACAATCTCTGACTGACGAGATATTCAGGCAAGAGTTTGCAGCAGAGTTTACATCATTACAAGGTAGAGTATATAATGACTTCTCTAGGAATGAGAATGTAGGTAAATATCCATATAGATATAATCTACCTACTTTTATCTCTATTGATTTTGGCTATCGCAGTCCAGCCGTTTTGTGGTTTCAAACAGAACGAATTAATGATGTGGATCACATTTATTTTATAGATGAGATAGTACATCAGACTAATATTAAGACAACAGAATTAGTGGACATGATAAAGCAAAGACCATATCAGATAGCAAATGTATATGGAGATCCTGCTGGTTATCAAGTCCAGGCTTCAGTAGGTAAAGGTGAAGCAGATATATTTTATCAAAATACTGGGTGGAGAGTATTTGCAGTAAGAGATAAAGCATCTAGGAGTATAGCTTCAGGTGTATCTCATGTAAGAAATTTCATACTATCTTCAGATGGAACAAGAAGATTGCATATAGATGAAAAATGTACTGGATTAATAGAAGATATGGAAGGATATGCATACCCTGAAAGCAAAGAGGGTTATGATTTAAAAGAGCTTCCAAAGAAAGATGGATACCATGATCACAGCATGGATGCTCTACGGTATGCATTAGTTAATCAATTTCCAATCAGACAATATCAAATACAATTCAGGAGCAGATAATGATTTATTCAATGGCAAGGCAAATAATAGATAACTCTATTAAAAGACAAAAGCTAGAACAAGCTAAAAACAGGAGAGCATTGACTTATAAAATGCTTGATTATTATAATGGTGATAATACTGAACAATATGTAAAAGATAGATTTAGTGCTTCTTCATTCCAAGAAGTTCCAATAAGTTCAATGAATATTACTAAAAGATTTGTAGATAAAATGTCAAGAGTTTATACTCTTGGTGCAAATAGAACCCTGCAAAGTAAACAAGATGTTTATGATGATTTAATTAGAATGAAAGACGTTAAATTAAAACATTTTGAAAAAATGACTAAACTATTAGGTACTATTGCTGTGCATATAGGGATGGATGAGGATGCGAATGGTAATAAATTCTTTAAATATACACCAAAATATGCTTTTGATGTTATACTTGACGAATTAGATCCATTTAAACCAATAGCTATTAAGTATCCAATTATCTTAAATACTGATGATGCATCTGTGGGAAATGAAGTGTTACAGTATGCTTATTATGATGATCAAGGTTACATAATATATGACGATAATGGTAAAGAACTAAAGGCAGAAACTCATGATTTAGGTGTTCTGCCTTTTGTGTTCATGCATAAAGATCATCAACAGCTTGAATTTACTGTTCCTGGAGCTATAGATATAATCAATGCAAATGAGCAACTTAATATCTTATTTACAGAAATGAATCTGGGAATGAGATTCCAAATGTTTGGACAATATACAGTTACTGGAATGTATGCTGATGAAAACATACAAAGAGCAGGTTCTGATGAAATTATAATACTACCTGAAGGTGCTAATATGAATATATTATCTCCTACTGTTAATATTGATGATGCCATAGCTCTTGCTAAAACAATGCTTGAAGTAACTGCTTCTAATAATCACTTAACAGTATCATTTATTGATCCTCAAAA